CTGTGGGGTCATTGATGGCAAATTTCCTTCAGAGTTTCAGTATAAGATGTGCCCTCACTTTCGAGGAAAACAGTTGAGATGCTCATATTGTCCAGCCTCAAAAAATGCTGACGATGTGATTATCCATTCGGTGATGAAAGTTACAGACCATCCGACCAATCCAGAATTATTGGTTGTATGTTGTGGTTCTCTCGATTGTTCTAAGAAGCACACAGAAAGATTTTCGATAGCGTAAGGTGAGATTGGTCACTCATCGTACTGATTACAAGACCACGTACACGGGCAGGGATTCGTCTCCCTGCAACGTTGATAAAATAAATTAAATATATGACAGAAGAACAAAAGACCGCCGAACAGCTTGAAGCGGAGAATCACTCCTCTGAAGCTGAAAAGCGGATTAAACAGCTCTCTGAAAAAGTCAGACTCACTTCCGAAGAAAGAGATGAACAGGTGAAACTCGCTAAAGAGAAGGACGACAAAATCGCCACTCTGGAACGAGAAAACGCTTTCAACTCAGGATTCTCCGATGTACTTGGCACTCATCAAGCGGCTAAAGACCACAAAGATGAGATTAAAGCCAAGGTCATGACAGGATACTCGGTTGAAGACGCCACCTACGCCGTGCTCGGTAAGGCAGGAAAGCTTGGGGGAATCCCCACAGCACCACCTTCACCGGCCGGAGGTTCAGCAACGAACACCATTACCTCAACTGGTCAGAAGACCACACAGGAAATGACTCAAGCTGAACGTCGCGAAGCTCTTTCAAAGGATTTGTTGTGGACTTGAGCACTAAAAACTTAAATTTATATGGCATTAACTTTCCGTGGGACGGGGTGGGGTGGCGCAACTGCAAACTCTTCGGAGCTCTTGGTTGCGTACATCACCGATCGGATTCAAAATCTTGAGCCTGAACTCCAGTACGCAAAATTGGGTGTGCGACGCGATGCCCCAAAAGGCTTTGATCGCATACTCTTCCCGCAGGTCAACCAGCTCCCGAACAAAATCAACATCAACATCAACTCATCGGTAACGAGCTTTGGTTCGTTCGTCGGAGGTGGTATTGGTGGTTCAGTATATGGTGCAGGTGCATCTGTCTCAGGTCAGGCAGACATCGCTCCCGGTGCTCCAGTGTCTTCGACAGCAGGAGTCGCTGCGATTCTTGAAGGTACAAACCCTACCGCAGTGACGTGGGGTGCAACTTCATACGGTTCAGGACCATTCCAATTCGGTATCTTGGTCACGGTTTCAGACCTTCTTGTCCGAGACTCAGCAATCGAAGTCGTAGACGCATGTTCTGAAGAAGTAAACAAGTCCCTCGCTCGTCAGGTTGATGCAGTCATTCAGACTGTTGTGAACGCAGGTACGAACGGTGTCATCTACTCAGGTGGCAAAACTGCTCGTACGGGCCTCGCGGCAGGTGATGTGGCTACCCAGACTGACATGACGAAAGCAGCGGTATGGATGCGCTCGGCTAACGCCGCGGGTGTCATGCCGTTCGATGGCTCTTACTACGTAGCAGTCGCTCACCCAGCAGTAACCGGCGACCTGATGTCCAACTCCCAGACGGGAGCATGGATTGACGGTGCTCGTTACTCGGATGTTGATGGACTTCGCGCAGGTAAAATCAACGGTTACCGTGGTATTCGTTACCTTGAGACTGCTCATCAGCAGTACTACGCATCAACGGTCAACGTCTTCCCGACGACTATCGTTGGTTCCAATTCATTCGGATGGGGATTCTTCCAGCAACCAACACCAGTGTTGGTCACGACTCCCGACTCACAGAACGCTTTGAATCTTTACACCTCAATCGGCGGCAAGGTTACACTTGGTGCTACGAGGTTTGAAGACAAGCCAGGTGTGTTCCGTGTGGTCCGAGTTGAGAGCGCATCAAGTTTTTGAGTGAGCTACTTGTTCTTGACAATGAAGCTATGGTCTGTGCCTTTATGGGCACAGCCACATGGCAACATCAATTCTCAGCGCAATAACTTACAGCAGACAATTAGCGCAAACGGACTCTAACGGCATAGACAACACACTAGGTCTTGCCCTTTATAACGATGCTCGACAGGAGTGGACTCGTGACATGCTCAACAAGAACATGGACGCAGCCCAAACACAGGAATCTTATCGAGATATTTCAACAAACTCTCCGAATACTTATCTCTGGCCGGACGATATGTATGCTCTCAAGACCATCGAAGTGAACTGGGGTGATACTACACAACAAAATTACATTCAGGCACAGCCAATGGACGTAGCGAACATACAAGAAAAGTCCTTTTCGTGGCTTCGAGCGAATCAAGACCAAAACACACCACTCTTTGATAATCGTGGAGATCAGTTTGAGATATTCCCTACTCCAATCGTGGGAAATGGACAAGGTATTCGTATCTTTTATTTCTTAAAACCTACAGATGCTACTAACGTGGGTGAAGCAGTCCCCTATCCCCAGCTTCTCGACTATCGAACACTCTCCTGCAAGATGGCTTCGATGTATTACCGAACGCAAAACGATACTGCGATGGCTGATACTTATGAAGCGCAGTATCAACAAAGAATAGGGAAGATAATCAGGATAGTAGAGCCTGGCACCCAACAACCTATTTCACCTACTCCGCTTAGCCTTACGGGATGGTCATACTAGCTAATCAATTTGTACGATGCAGGAAAAATATATGTATGACTGGCTGGACACAAGTTTCAAAACCAACAGAATCGTCCGTAATTTCCTTTTCGGACGGCTCACCCTTTGGGCTTCTACTTGCTTTAACCAAACAGCAGGAAACTTCTTCAATAGTTTCGGGATGGGGATCGGTAGCAAAACCAACCTCTTCAACGTGGACTTTAATAGCAAAACCAACTAATTAAATATGGCAAATATTCCAATTACATTAGGTTCAGGAGCAGCTTCCATCGCAGCAGAGACAGTGGGTGGTGTTTCTTACCAGATTATCGAGGTTATAGGCGCAGGAGCAGCTTCAACACTCTCAATAGATCCTGAAGGAGCCGCAAAAGTCTCTGTTATTGGTAGAGTAACGACTGTCTTCCCCGCCGGTTCTGTAGCAACCATGGTAAACCCAGCCGGTTCTGTAACGGCAGTTTCAGCAACAATGGTGGCAGGCTCAATAATGTCAGTGACAAATCCGGCAGGTTCAGTCACAACTGTCTTGGCGACTATCGTAGCTGGTTCAATAACCACAGTAGTCAATCCGGCTGCTTCTGTGACTGGAGTACGCACTGATTCTGCTTCGGTAATAACCGTTCCACAAATCTCTTCAATCATTACAATTTGGACTAATCCTTCAATCGTAGGAACTTATGCGGAAGATGCAGGTCATACAACTGCTGATAAAGGTTTTTTTGTCATGGGTGTGAGAAATGATGCAATGCCCTCCATCACATCGGCTGATCTTGATTACTCACCTTTCGCAGTAGGCCCAACAGGAGCCATTACAGCCCACAACGCTCCAATAACTAAATGGGTTCAAGGTACGGCAGACCTACGAGTGTCTTTAGGTGGCTCAATCATAGCAATAGCTAAGCAAGGAGCTTCAGTCTTCACTTACATAACCGCAGTACAGGTAGCCAATATGGGGTCTGCCTCTGTCCTTGTGACGCTAACAGGGGGTCTAGGCTCGATTTTAGGCTATACAATCGCTCCCGCAGGTGGTGGTTCTAACATTCTCTATCCCAACGCTCTAAAGACTGGCGAAAACAGTGACTTTGCGGCTTCAATCAGTGGTACAGCTTCAGTCCTAGTCTCTGCTCAAGGTTTCACAGCAAAGATTTAACATGGCCCTCACCGACAACATAGTCGCCTACTGGAAATTCGACGAATCATCGGGTAATGCCGCCGATGCTACGGGAAACAACAACACTCTCACAAACAACAACTCCACAGCATATGGGACAGGTATCATCAACAACGGAATAGATTTTGAAGCTAGCAGTAGTAACTTCCTCTCCATCACCGATGCTGCACAGACAGGACTAGACTTGTCGGCGAATGCAACTTTTGCCTTCTGGGTAA